GATACAAACAAAGCTGCTGAAACAGCAAACATGGCCATGATTGATATGTCAGATAATGCTAATAAGATGGGGACATCGATGGAGAGCATTCAGATGGCTTATCAAGGGTTTGCGAAGCAAAACTACACCATGTTAGATAACCTGAAGCTTGGTTACGGTGGTACAAAGCAAGAAATGCAACGTCTCTTGGCTGATGCAGAGAAGTTGACTGGTGTCAAGTACGACATTAACAACCTTTCTGATGTTTATAGCGCCATTCATGCTATCCAGGAGAATTTAGACATCACTGGAACAACAGCTAAAGAGGCAGCATCTACTTTTAGCGGATCGTTTGAATCCATGAAAGCAGCAGCTCAGAATGTACTTGGAAAGTTAGCTCTAGGGGAGAATATTCTACCTTCTTTACATGCTTTGCTTAAAACAACCTCTACCTTTCTCTTTGATAATTTTTTACCAATGGTTGGAAATATTTTTTCTGGCCTTGGCTTGGTTTTGACTGAAGGGATTAGTCAGATTGCTTCTCAGCTTTTTGGGGATGCTTTTGGAAGTGCGGTTTTTGATCAACTATCTCGTGTAACAGGAATCTTTGAGACCTTTTTTGACATGATTTTTGGGTCATTAAGCAAGCAGGATAACATTGATATTCTAAATACGCTTGGTTTTAGTGAGGAAGCTGCAACTCAAATTGTCAACATCGCAGACAATATCCGAGTTACTTTTGAGAACATTGGTTCTGCAATTGGTGATGTAGTAGGGATTGTCGGTGATTTCGTCAGAGATCTTTTAGGAATCAAAGACGGAGAGCAAGGAGTAAACCTTCTTGGAACAGCATTTGAATCCGTTACAAATTTTATTCGCAAAGCCTCTGAAAACTTTAGTAAATTTACTAAATGGCTGAAAGATTCACCTATTGCTTTAGATCTTCTAAAATCGGCAGTTGTCGGAATTACAAGTGCATGGGCTGGATACAAAGCTGTAATGACTGTAATAAAAGGAATAGAAGCAATCAGGAATGCAACTCTAGCTATTACGAATGGCTTAATGTTAGCTCAGTTCGTAAGAACCGGTGCACTCACTACTGCAGAGGCGGCGAATGCGGCTGCAACTATGGGAGCAAGTGGAGCGTTTGGTATCTTTAATGCAGTTTTATCTGCAAACCCGATTGGCCTAATCGTAACGGCAGTCGCAGCATTGACTGCAGGTCTTGTATGGTTCTTTACACAAACAGAAACTGGTCAGCAAATTTGGTCATCTTTTGTGGATTGGATCAAGCAGGCTTGGCAAGGGATTGCTGATTTCTTTGTCGGTCTTTGGTCTGGTATCTCTGAAGGTGCTAGCACTTTGTGGGATGGGGTTGTTACAACCTGGAATGCTTATGTTGAGTCTTTAAAGGCGATGTGGAATGCTGTTGTAACATTCTTTTCTGACTTATGGGAATCAATCAAGGAGGCTGCATCTACCGCTTGGACATTGATTACTACAGCTGTCATGACGGTTGTTCAACCGTTCATTGACGGATTCATGAATATTTGGAACAACATTTCAGATGGTCTTACTCAAGTTTGGGAAGGAATTAAAATGATCTTCGAAGGTGCTTGGGAATTTATCAAATCGATTTTCTTGGGTGCTATTTTGGTTATCATTGACCTGGTGACAGGAAATTTTGATCAATTAGGAGCAGATCTTTCTCTGATTTGGGAAGGAATCAAAAATGGAATCTCTCTGATTTGGGAGGGTATTAAGACATACTTCTCTGGAGTTGTGGATGTTATCGTTGGATACGCTACCGGTGTGTTCGAGAACTTCTCTAATGTTCTGAGCACAATTTGGGAATTTATCAAAACGGCTGCGTCTATGGCCTGGGAATGGATAAAATCTACAGTATCGAATCTAATTACTGGATTGATTCAAGGCGCTCAAAACTTATGGAATAACTTTGTAAGTTTCTTATCCAGTCTCTGGGAAAATATCAAATCAACAGCTAGCGCAGCTTGGTCTGGGCTAAAATCACTTGTACTTGGTTTCATCAATGGACTTGTTAGTGGCGCTCAAACAGCGTGGAATACCATGAAGCAAGCGGTAAGCAGTCTAGTATCAAATGTAACAAGCATTTTCAATGGAATTAAAAATATCAATCTTTGGTCTGCTGGTAAAGCAATCTTAGATGGATTCTTGGGAGGATTAAAATCAGCCTGGGAAGGAGTTACTAATTTTGTTGGTGGAATTGCAAATTGGATTCGAGATCATAAAGGACCTATTGAATATGACCGTAAGTTATTGATTCCTGCAGGTAATGCAATCATGCAAGGTTTAGACCAAGGACTACAAGAAAGGTTTAAAGGTGTTAAGGAAACAGTAGGTGGTATGGCTGGAGAAATCTCTGATGTGTTTTCAGGTGATAATCTGGATCTAAATTCAACTGCATCTGTCACAAAAAACCTTGAAGCCCGTTTGGCCATGCCATCAGCTCAGCTTGAAGTACAAGAGAGTAAAACAGTGTCTGAGATAGCGATTATGAGGTCAAGTTTGGAATCTATCCTTACAGCGATCCTTGAAAAATCGTCAGATATCTATCTAGACAATGAGAAAATCTCATTGAACACTTACGAACAACATGGTTCTATTTTAGGAAGGGAGGGACTCTAATGGATTATATGATCATTAATGGCTTTAATACATCGACCCTTCCAGGTTGTATTGTAACCGACTTTGGAGAAGTTGAGGCTGCCAAACCGAAAGGAGAGGTGGCCGAAATTCATGGTGTGAATGGAAGTTATCGAGTATTAGATGGTTCTTATGATAGCTATGACAGAACTTTTACAATTCACGTTACAAAGATGATTGATATCTCGATTATCCTGGATAAATTTCGATCGAATGACAATGAGTTGGAATTTAGCTATCATCCTGAATCTGTTTTTTATGCTCATTTTTTAACTGCTAGCTATAAACCTTTTGGCAATCATGCATGGCAATTGAAAATTAAGCTAAACATGCAGCCTTTTCGCTATCAAAAAACGGTTAATCCTGAATCTTATAGTGGACCAGGAACAATTAACAATCCAGGAACCATTTACTCTGAACCTATTATTGAAGTTCAGGGAGATGGAGATGTTTCGATTACTATCGGCCGAGAGACAATGTATCTCAATATAAAAACGAAAGCTACAATTGATTGTAGGCAAGGCAAGCAAAATATCTACAATGCTACTGGAGCGGTCCAGAACACGCTCAGAAAGCGCGGTGGGTTCTTTGAAATCCCAACTGGTAGAAGTGGTATTACATTTACTGGAAATGTTCTTAGATTGATTATTCGGCCAAACTGGAGGTACAAGATTTGATTTACTTAACGAATGGGAATACTCCTCTAAATGCTGCTTATGCAGACAAGATTTCTCAAGAAGCAAATAGTACCTATCAACTGACTTTTCGCTTTCCGACCTCAGATGCTTTGTGGGAGAAGTTGAAGGCAGAAACATTTCTAAAGGCTGATGACCTTCATGGTGAACAGGATTTCGTCATTTTCGAGGTTCAAAAGAAACACGGCTATATTCAAGTCTATGCGAATCAATCCTTTACACTATTGAACAACTATGTCATCAATCCGATTTCTTTGGATAGAGCGACTGGTTCAACTGCTTTGAGTCGCTTTGCTGGAAGTATTACTCGTGATAATCCGTTCTCTTTCTTTTCAGACATCGACGAACGTCACACGTTCAATACTGATAGTGTCAACGCGATGACCGCATTTACAAAAGATAAACACTCCATCCTTGGTCAGTGGGGTGGCGATCTTGTACGTCATGGTTACCAGGTTCGACTTTTGAAAAATGGCGGTTCAGAAAATGAATCGCTTTTTATGTATAAGAAAAACCTGTCTAGCTATCAACAAAAGACATCAACGAAGTCTTTAAAAACTAGAATCACTTTTAATGCAACCGTCAAAGGTGAGGGAGGGAAAGCACCCGATCGCAAGTTTTCCGTTGTGGTAGATAGTCCGCTCATTAACAAATACAGTCAAATCTATGAAGATGTGATTGATGTTAATGACCAGGACGTGAAAGATGAAGCGACACTTAGAAAATATGGTGAGCAGTATTTCAGAACAACACTCTGCGACATGCTTGAAGACAGTTTAGAAATTCAAGTCGAAGGAAAGAGTGATGTTCCTGTTCAAATTTTTGATATTGTCAGTCTATTTCATGATCGATTCAAGATGGACGTTCGCAAGAAAATCACGAAGTATACTTACTCCCCGATGGCTAAGAAGCTACTATCTATTGGATTTGGAAAATTTAAGTCAGGTTTGTCCAATATGATTTCTAACGCTGTTAGTGATGCGGTTAAAAACGAAACCCAGCACTTACAAGGTCAGTTCGCTACACAATTGGCAAAAGAAATCAAGAATGCTGACCTAGATTTTGACAGAAAAAAAGAGGAGCTAGTCAACCAATTCACAGACGGTCTGAATGCTGCCAAAGCAAAAGCGGAAGAGGTCAAGCAAAGTCTGATAGAGACAATCGACCAACGTTTTCGTGATTTTGATAGCGCAGGTCTTCGTGAAGCTCGACAAAAAGCAGATGAAGCCTTGACGAAAGCTGGTGCTAGCAACTCGCTTGCTGAAGAAGCCAAGCGCATCAGTGAACAAGCAAAAGACGGGATTGAGAAAGCAAAAGAGTCGTTTTTGGATAGTTTTAAAGCAAATTCTGCCGAACTCGACATTCTAAATGACCGTCTCAAGAAGTTCAGACTTTACCATACTGAGTTTCGCAGGTCTACGAAA